AGCCTCTCGGCTCTCGGTCTCGGCAGCCTCGAAGGGGGCGGCGGTGGCGGAGGAGGGCTCATCAAGCTCGTTCATGGGTTCGACGATCTGGGCGGGGCGTTCGACAACACCACGATGACGGAGACCTTCAATGCCTACACGATTAACGAGATTTGGAAACTCGCCAACGCCGGCGCATCTACGATAGGTACAGGCAATGTGGTGACGGCGATCAGCAAGACAGCCCTCGGTATCGTTGTCACCAAAGGCATCACCCTGTACGATTGGGTGCAGCAGCCGAACAAGCCTACCTATTCGCTGGCCGAGATAAACAACGTGAGCGGTACATATACGGGGCTGACAGTCGGACGTGCGGTCGAATCGGACAATGCGAAAAAGTTGAACGGACTTGACAACGGGGCTTTCCTGTATAAAAGGGGCGGCATGTATGAGACAGCCACCGGAAACGGGTGGTTGATTCGCACGAAAGTCGAAGAGGCCGAGGCGGCTATGTTGACGTTGCATCTGATCGGAAATGGATATTATAGCCGACGAATTATCAATACGATCGTACAGGCGTATAATTATGCCCCGAACGATGTCGAGTTTACGGCTACGGCCGGTACGCATTTCGGTGACGATTTGGGTGACGTGAAGGTGTTCTTGTACGGGGGACACGTGTGTTTTTGGGTTTCGGCCAAGACCGATTACCAGACCTGCTCCATATTCGTCTATAACACATACGGGGCTTTGAACGGGACTTGCGAGAACTGTGTGGATAGCATATCGTTGTCTCCCATGCCGGCAGTCGGCGTGAGCAAGCTGACCGTGGTGACCCCGTCTGTCGCCTTGACGGATAACGATTCCATCGCCGCCGACAGGCTTAAAAATATCCGGACGATTTGGGGAAATCCGTTTGACGGATCGAACGATGTGTCCGGAAGTCTGTCGGGAGTCCGGGATATAACGATGGAGGGAGACATCGATGGAGCGAATGTAATCAGGGCTAAGAGTATAAACCTTTCGACCGGGAGTAAGTCTGTCTCCATCTCCGCCGGAAGGATTGTGGCGACGAATAACATAAGGTCAAAGGAGAGTGTCACATCGGACGGTAACATCACGGCCGGAGGGGATATATCGTCGCAAGGCAATATCTCGGCACAAGGCTCGGTCACCGCTCTAACGACTTCGGACATGCGTTTGAAGCGAGATTTCGACTATACCCGAAGTTATACCGACCGCCTCTTGGCGATGGGCAGGGTATGCGATTTCCGATACACCGAAAAAGCACGGAAGCGTAACAAGGGCGGTGTGGACGGGGAAGCCCATACGGGGCTGTTGTACCAAAAGGTGAAAGAGGTATTGCCATCGATGGCCTACGAAACGGGGGACGGTTACGGGGCTCTGAACTACCTGTCGCCCGACTATATCAACACCATAGCCGGGGCAACGCAGGAGACCGCCCGTCTGGTTAAAGCCCTTATGGAAGATATAGAACGATTGAAAAAGGAATTGTCCGAATTAAAAGGGAAAGGAGGAAAGTGAGCCTATGGCCATCGATAAAAACAAGATAGCAGCCCCGATAGCGATAACCGACCCGTATAATCTGCTGGGGATTTATCCTTCAAACGGGATATGGGACGTGGCCGACATCGTTACCCTCGAACGTCCCCTGTTGCAGGGTGGCCGTCCGGGACGTATCAACAAATGGAGTCGTCATAAACCGGTGCGCTATCCGCAGGCTGCACCGCTATCCGACAACTATCCTCAGCAATCCGGCGGGGTCACGACATACGTCGATCAATGGGAAGGAAGCGAAACGGATAAGAATCAAGGCATACGCTATGGCTTGAAAGCCACGATACCGCACGGCACGAATATCGTCGCTATCCATGATACCTCTTTCGAATATGTCGCCTATCCTCACCCGGGGACGGATTTTTGCCGCCTGAGCGATTTCGACGGCTACGACCACAATGCGGAACCTAATCTTACCGGAAGTAAAATTGACGAAATCAGTGCGGACGTGCCGTATCTTTTTGTCGATATTAACTATTACGATACTTTGGTGAATCCTACCGGCGTACCCGTCGAATCATGGCTGTCGCTGGCCTCTGACAAGAGTATCGGCGATTATTACCCGGCTATTTTGGCAACCGATGGAAATGGAAGCAGTTTTGCCCGATTGCTGACAAATACCTCGACAAACACCATAACCACCTTGCGGGTGGGCAATGTGTGGTACTCTGCTTTCAAGGTAAAATTTTTCAGCGACGGTACTACTCCGCCGATACTTCCTGTCGGACAGAGCGACACATTTCCGGGGGAGGATTCGGTAGGGGCGAATTTGAAGGTGACATTGTTCCTTATCGATAAGAAGTCGTTCGAATACTGGACGGGTGTCGACAAACAGATTACCGTGGCGGATTATTTCCCCATACCCACATCGATAGCCATGACAGCCGAGATAAACAGCACATATACCCCGATTAAAATCGTGGATTTCACTTTCCTTTCGAGCTACTTTCAGGTGCGTATCAGTTTTCCGAACGGGAATCCTCCGGTGGGTGAGAAATACACCTTCCGCATTTCGGGGTCCGGATTCCTTGCTATCTATGATTATGAATACAAGGGAGCAGGGATTCTCATTTTGAATATCCCTTTGGGGACGACACATCCAGACCTTCCACCGGGAACCCATACCTATTACCTGACCTGTTCCGTGTATGGGATCTCCTCGTCGGGAGAGGCCGGCGTCCAACTCGACTCCCTATCCAAAAACGTGACATTCGACATTCCCGACAGCGGGATTATCAGTTAACCATAAATACAAAACATTATGATAGAATTAGTAAAAATCAGCGAGAACATCAGCCGTTCGTTCAACGGAAAAGAGACTGTGGAAACCCTGCAAGCGGTCAATTACCGAATTATGGAAAACGGTGTGGAAAAAGGTCATGTCACTGTCGGGCAAGGCAGTTTTAACATGAATGTCTATTCCATGACCTCCACGGTCGAGGAGACAAAGGGCCTTGTGGAAAAAATGTTCAACGCATTATCCGATGGCAGCGATGAGTGACAAAAAGTACGAAGAGAAATACTCATGGGAAGGTATTAAGGCCGGTTTGGAGTTTTCAGATATGAATGGTTCCCCCATCGATATAGAGGGACTGAAATTCCGCTTCATCTATCGGGACCAATACGGCCGGACGTGCGAAGTCTCGCAGGAGGGTGACAAGCGGGTGAATTGTGTCCTTCGAGACGGCGAGCTGATAGCCGTATTCGAGCCGAACACTTTCCGCAAGGGAATCCTTACCGTAGAAAGGCATTATTGCCGTACCGACTCCGATTTCGCGAGCGGATACTGGGAGTATGGTGGTGAGGACGAGACGAACATTAAAATCGTATGAGGTATGGAGAAGTGCGATTACGTGATGGTGAAAGAGCGGATAATTGTACCGGATGCCGTTGCGGTAAAAGAGCAAATCGTCGTGCCGGAGGCTGTCGCGGTGAAAGAGACGGTCAGCGTGCCGGTGGAGGTGCGCATAGAGCGGATGCCGGCGTATCACCCCGACCCTTTGTGGCCGGATTTGGAATCTTGCCCGGCAGGACATATCTGGGCCGTCTGTTACAGCTTTGACGAAGGAGATTACGATATCTGTTTTTCCCAAACCTATGTGGAGGGAAAAGTGGACTGGGGCGACGGCGAGAGCGAAGATATTTTAAACCGGTATGCAAGAGCCTCGCACCACAAGTTCGCTCGGGGAACAGGTAGTCCGGACAGCCGGGGCCGTGAATTCTGGCTGGTGGATATAGATGCCGATACCACTTCCGATATATATGGCGGACTCACATTTTCCCGATACGGGAACAACAGCTACAATACATTGGACATCGACGGGCGAAACGGGATCGTCGCACTTTGCATAGGGGAAGGTCTGAAATTCCAAGTGACCGTATCGGAGGAATATATCCATCCGCTGCTCGAATATGTGCGGGTGAAGGGCGACGAAGTGTGGAAGCCGGTAAGTTTCGGCTTGATTTACTCGGTCAAAAAGGTGAGGTACAACGAGAAGGCGAGAGTGGAATATCTGATCGGAAGCCCTGTCCCGGCTTCGTATTTCGATTTCCCGTTTCGGATTGAACATTGTCGGTATTTTGCCAATGTCTCGTATCTGGGCAATTCGAGAATCGACCGGGAAGTGTTGGATTTCAGCACTTGCGAGTTGAGTAGTACGAATTACAATTCGAATCCGAACCGTACCGGTATCAGCAGCATAGCGAACAACACGAGGTTCTTGGAAGTGTTGCGCATGCCGAAAATGTACGACAGATGTACTCAAATGACCGATTTTATTTCGTATTCGAATATTCGGCGGATAGAATTTCAGCCGGGCGACAGTCTGGCGAACTGTAAAAACATAATCCGATTCGCCAATAGCTGTACCCTGTTGGAAGAAGTGGAGAACTTCCCGGGAGACTTGGGCAAGAATGTGGAGAATGTGGACTGCTGGGACATCTTCTCAGGGTGCTATTCGCTACGCCTGACAGAGGTGAATTTCCCGTATGCGAAGATGCGTAGGGTCAGCTTTCCCGGCACGGATACCCGCAGCAGGGTACCGATAAGCCGGCTGGTGTTTCACCCGGACAGCCCGTTCGACCAAAAAGGCGATGCGAATCATATCAATATCAAATATTGCCGATTCGAGCGGAAAGGACTGGTGGAACTGTTCGAGCTACTGCCTGACTTCTCGGGAGGGACGACTCGCCAAATCGACATCACAGGGAATCCCGGAGCGGAGGAACTGACGGAGGAAGAACGGCAGATCGCCACGGATAAAAACTGGATAATTGTAGGGTAAAACAAATAGAGAGATACATGCAAACGAAAAAAGCGAAAGAGGGATATCTGTTGGTGTCCCGAAAAGAAGGCTCCCTTTCCGTTACTGACCGGGTTTCCGCTCCGGACGGAACCGACCTGACAAATTGGGAGGAACTCCCCGAAACGGAGGCGAGAGAATTGGAACAGAAGTTTAACGAGAAACAGAACACAGGTATGTAAAGGATCTGCTAAAAAACCAAGAGGACGGGGATAAAAAAGAAAGCCCCCGGCCTGTCAATAGTCATCTCACCTACATATTAACACATACACGCCACAAGTGCGTAGCCGGGGGCAAATACCCAGACTACACTTGTGGCTGTTTTGTATGTGTATGTAAGTGAGATATTGCAAATGTACTATTTTTTTGGAGAATGAAAGTAATTGAGATACTGAAATTAAACCGGGAACTATTGAAATTCTGTTGCGATGCGGGCATTCGTCTTGATGATATCCGATATATCGACTTGTTCAACGACTACAACCGGCTACTGGCCGATGGCGAGAAAATCACCTATATTGTGGCTGCGCTGGCCGAGAAATACGGCGTATGCGAGCGCACAGTATATGACCTTATCCGACGATTCAAAGCGGACTGCAATCTTCTTGCAGAGGAATGAGATCGCCCCGGAATAGAACAAGCACATGTGCACGATACCTTTGCCGACAAAAAATGACACGCCATGAACAAATATTATCGGTTACTGGACAAGATTCTCGCCTCCGGAAAGACGCAAACCGGCAGGAAAGGCACGAGCCGCTACCTGCTTAACGAGTCGCTCTCGCTGACTCCGTCCGACCTGCTCGACATCTTCGAGGGGCATAATATCGCCCGGCGCAAACTCAGGGACGAACTGCGGCTCTTTATGAACGGTGAGCGTAGTGTGGAGAAATACCGGGAGGCGGGTATCAGTTGGTGGGATTACTGCGGCCATACGCTGGTGAACAGTTACCCCACCTACTTCGAGAAGCTGCCGCCACTCATCGACAGAATCAACCGGGAGAAGCGCAGCAGCAAGAATTATGTGCTCTTCCTCGGCTCCACCGATGCGGAGACCAATCAAGCGCCGTGCCTCAGCCTCGTGCAATTCCAAGTCGACGGCGGCGAGCTGGTGGTGTCGGCCTACCAGCGCAGTTCCGACGCCAACCTCGGGTTGCCCTCCGACATCTATCACCTCTACCTGATGGCCCGGCAAATCGATTTGCCCCTGCAATCGATTACCCTCAACCTCGGTAATGTGCACATCTATGACAACAACATCGACCGTACCCGGGACTTGCTCGCCGGGAACGATAATATCAAATTTGAGTTAAACGTATGAAAAACAAACTGTATCTATCAGCCCCGCTCCCGTTCGTAGGGCAGAAGCGCATGTTCGCGCGCGAGTTTATAAAAGTTCTGAAACAGTTTCCCGACGATGTCACATTCGTCGACCTCTTCGGAGGCTCGGGCCTGTTATCCCACATCGCCAAGCGGTGCAAGCCGAATGCCACCGTGGTGTACAATGACTTCGACAACTACCGAAAGCGGCTTGAAAACATACCGCGCACCAATCGATTGATCGCCGATATTCGGGAAATTGTAGGCAATACCGTTCCTCGGCACAAGGCGATCACCGGAGACATTCGGGAGCGCATATTCGACCGCATTCAGCGGGAGGAGCGCGAAAACGGATATGTCGATTTCATCACGCTCTCTGCCTCGATTATGTTTTCGATGAAGTACAAGCTGAGCGTTGCCGAAATGCGTAAGGACACCCTCTATAACAATATCCGCAAAAACGATTATCCGGAATGTCTCGACTATTTGGAAGGGCTGGAAATTACCTCTCGGGACTATCGAGAGGTGTTCAATGAGTACAAGGATACGCCCGGTGCGGTGTTTCTGGTCGACCCGCCCTATCTCTCCACCGAGGTGGGGACCTATACGATGTACTGGAAGCTCTCCGACTACCTTGACGTGCTGACGGTTCTTACCGGTCATTCCTTCATCTATTTTACCTCCAATAAATCCTCCATACTCGAATTGTGCGATTGGATAGGCAGAAACAAGAGCGTGGGCAACCCCTTCGAGGACTGTGTGAAATCTGAATTCAACGCCCGGGTGAACTTCCAAGCCGCCTACACCGACATGATGCTGTACAAGCTCAACGTCTGATTCGACATCGATTCGAAGATTCTACCCATACCGTTATAAGGGCGTTCGAATGCTGTTATAATACCGCATATCTATCATAATACCAATACCTTACAGGGAATAAGTAACCCCGATGTCTACCAGCCTGATGTCGGGGTTGATTGTAAAATGTTGTTAACTACGCATATATTTTTATTTCGTTATTTTGTATATACAATAAAAATATATACCTTTGTAGTGTAATCAAAAAGGAAACGATAACATAAAAAGATAAAGCCATGTTACAGAAAGGTAGTGAACAATATAGAGCTGCACAGAAGTTGGCCAACGAGTTACAACAGATTGCGAATTATGAGCGTTGGAACAACAACAACTCGTATAAATTGCATTTCGACCCGTTCTATCGGTTTTTAAACGAAATAATCAAGTTGAATGTGTTTGCCTCCAATGTGGCCAAAACGATAGATGACCGTTGCGAATGCTATGGTTTTAAAATTGCCAATGTGTCGAGCAAACAAGCGTGGGTATTAGCCTGCGCAGCTATCGAGAATAATATAGACTTCGAGGAGTGCTACACCCCCGTATGGTCCAGATGATTATAAATAAAATTACTTATATATGGAAACAAAAAGAACAATGGTATTATCATTTCATGTTTGCCGAGGTGGCAGATTCTTTAACCCCGGTCATATTGAATTTGTCGGAGAAGAAACATTCTCAGATGTGTGTAGCATGTTGTCAGATCGCTTGTTCACGAAAGACAGGGACGAGCATGGGAGGTTCTGCAAACCCTATATTGCAGACGAAGTGGGCACTGTCGTTAGTGAGGACGACGAGAACGGAAGAACAGGAGAGATAGACTTCGATGGTGATTATGACAGATATTATACTATCGAGATAGAGGATATAGACGACCTCAGTGACTCGGAATTGGAAGCCATAAGGGAGTATAAAGGGTATATAAGCGAAGATCTTGAACATCTTGTTAAAGTCGATGACGACGAGGAAAACGAGGAGGACGAAGAATGAAAAGGGAATTTCCATTATTCATTGTAGACCATAACCGGGCGCACAAGTTCGGAGAAGTCGACTTCATATACTGTTCCGACATAGACAATGGCTTTATAGCCATTGTCGAGTATATCGACGGCATTATCGAGGAAGTCGGAGAGGATTACCGCATAGAGCCTGGATTGTCAGGATCTAATATTTCCGCAAAGATAAGCATTAAGCGTATTACAGGTAAAAATCCTGATAAAACTAAGATACGAGGCCTTTTAAAACAGGCTATGAAGTATTATACATCGCTATCGACATTCTCGGCAGACATCGGGAATATTACGGTGCGACAAATGGTGTTGTTCATTGATACGCTGATTTTAGACGGTCGTAAGAATGCGATTGCGGCCGGTAGTGATTACAATTATAGGAATACGGTATTAACATCTATCGCATTTTTAGAGGCGATAAAAAAAGAATTAATTGGGGTATGA